GAAGAAAACTTTCCACATAAAAAAAATGTTTTCTATGAAGGTATCGAGTACGCAGAAGGTTTTAAAGAAGACCTTTCAAAAAGGTCAAAAGAAATTTTTGCCATGACTGGTAAAAGTGATTTTCCATTAGTATCATTTCAAGAAAAAGATATTAGAGACCATACATGGAGTAGAAACTATTCCTTTATAACATCTATTTTTACTTTACAGTTCATGCCAAAGAAAAACAGAGAAAACCTTATACGAGAAATATACAATAGTCTTAACCCAGGTGGTGCATTTGTATTCGCAGAAAAAGTTTATGCTGAAAATGCAAACTTACAAGACATGCTAACTTTTATGTACTATGACCATAAGAGAGAACACTTTGATGATAAAGATATTCTTGATAAAGAAAAAACATTAAGACATATGTTAAAACCAAACACTTGGCCTGAAATCAATAGTTTCTTAACAGGTGCAGGGTTTAAAAATGTACAAGTCTTTTGGCGTAATCATAACTTCTTAGGTGCAATTGCAGTTAAATGAGTAACTTTAAATTCATTAAAGGAAGAAAGTCTGAAAAGGATTGCATTATGTTATTTAATGGTATTGCAGTTAAATTTGAAGATGTAGCAAAGATGTGTTTATTCTTTATGAAAAATGAAGATAACATCTATCCACCTGAAAAAGGATTTAAAGGTGCTGAACTTTTTAAACAATACATTAAAGAAGTTCTTGATAAAAGAGACATACCAAATAATAGTATGTATGATATTAAAAAAAATAAACTAACAAAAATTACTAAGGAGGGTAAAATCTATGAGTAAAGATACTAACAATGATTTCCTAAAAGAGATTATTAAAACAACTGGCAACGAATATGCTAACTTGGCAGATGACGGAATTGAATCTGGTGATGTTGATAATTTTATTGACACAGGTTCTTATATATTAAATGGAATGCTAAGTGGTTCACTTTATGGTGGACTTCCTCAAAACAAAATTACGGCACTAGCAGGTGAATCTGCTACTGGTAAAACATATTTCCTTATGGGAATAGTTAAACATTTCTTAGATGCAAACCCAGAAGGTGGTGTTGTGTACTTTGAATCTGAATCAGCAATTACAAAGAAAATGATAACTGATAGGGGTATTGATGCATCAAGATTAGTTGTCTTACCTGTTGCAACTGTTCAAGAGTTTAGACATCAGGCAATCAAAGTTCTCGATAGATATACTCAACAAGATGTTGATGTAAAACGACCTATGTTTATGTGTCTTGATTCTTTAGGAATGTTATCAACAACAAAAGAAGTTGAAGATACTGCCGAAGGTAAAGAAACAAGAGATATGACAAGAGCTCAAGTTCTTAAGGCTGCATTTAGAATATTAACTTTGAAATTAGGAAAAGCAAAAGTTCCAATGGTTGTAACAAATCATACTTATGATGTTGTGGGTTCATATGTACCTATGAAAGAAATGGGTGGTGGAAGTGGATTAAAATACGCCGCAAGTAGTATTGTTTATCTTAGTAAGAAAAAAGAAAAAGACGGAACGGAAGTTGTTGGTAATATTATCAAAGCAAAAAATCAAAAGTCTAGATTAACAAAAGAGAATTCTCAATGTGAAGTTAGACTTACATATAATAAAGGTCTTGATAAATATTACGGACTACTAACACTTGCAGAAAAATATAATATCTTTAAAAAAGTATCTACAAAGTTTGAGTTACCTGATGGCAGTAAAGTTTTTGGTAAGTCAATAAATGACAACCCAGAAAAATACTTTACAGATGATGTTATGAAACAACTAGATGAGGCTGCGGCCAAAGAATTTTTATATGGAGAAAATAATGAGTGAACTTAAAAAAGGCGAATTAGTATCGGTATTGACACCACATGGTGAATTTATTGGAAGACTAGAAAAGAACGATGAAACAGGTGTTCATCTTAGTAATCCAAAAATGATGGTTAGTACTGAAAAAGGAACAATGGGATTTGCCAGAGGCGTTTGTATGACTGGCCACGAAAATCCTAAGTCAATTTGTTTTCGTAGTGGTGGAGTAATCCTAGTTACAAACAGTAATGATAATCTTAACAAAGCATATACGGAAGTTGTAAGTGGATTGGTGACTTAATGTCTGAAAAGACTTATAGTTACATAGAAACTGATAAGTATCCAAAACAAACTTGTATTGGGATTAATACAGGTAAGTACGCAGGTGTAGTTTACAAATATGGGAAAGTTACACCTATTGAAAAAGATAATTCCTTGACAATGCAATTCGAATATGATATTGTAGAAAATAACGCAATACCGAGAGACCAGTTCAATGATGAATTTTTTAAACTCATCGGCGACATATTAATGGAAGTGATTGATGAAAAATATAACACTAACGATACTGAACAATCTGATAACGAATGAAGATTATGCTCGTAAAGTTTTACCATTTATAAAAAAAGATTACTTTCAAGATAAAAACGAAAAGATAATCTTTGAAGAAATAGTAAAGTTTGCAGAGAAATATTCTAAGTTTCCTACAACAACATCTTTAGAAGTTGAACTTGATAATCGAAAAGATATAACAGAACAACAATATAAAGATATTACAACTATTGTTAGTGACTTTACTAATGATGAAGTCGATAACGAATGGTTAGTTGATACAACAGAAAAATTCTGTAAAGAGAAAGCAATCTATAACGCAGTTGTTGAAGGTATTGGTATCATTGAAGGTCGAGATAAAAATAAGACACCTGATGTACTACCTAGTTTATTAACCGATGCACTTGCAGTATCATTTGATAATAGAGTTGGTCATGATTACATTGAAGACGCTGCAAATCGTTTTGATTATTATCATCGTGTAGAAAAAAGAATACCTTTCGATTTAGATTACTTTAATAAAATTACAAAAGGTGGACTTCCACAAAAAACATTAAACATTGCACTTGCAGGTACAGGTGTAGGTAAATCTTTGTTTATGTGTCATATGGCTGCAAACTGTATTAGTCAAGGTCGTAATGTTTTATACATCACCTTAGAAATGGCAGAGGAAAGAATCGCAGAAAGAATAGATGCAAATCTTATGAATGTCAGTATTGACAATCTTCATGACTTACCTAAAAAGATGTATGAAGATAAGATTGAAGCAATTACGAATAAGAATGTTGGTCAACTTATTATTAAAGAATATCCAACTGCGTCAGCACACACAAATCACTTTCGTGCATTAATACAAGAACTATCAATAAAGAAAAGTTTTAAACCAGACATTATCTTTGTGGACTATTTAAATATATGTGCCTCAAGTCGTTTTAAGGGTGGCTCAAATGTAAACTCTTACACAATCATTAAAGCAATCGCAGAGGAACTTAGAGGACTTGCTGTGGAGTTTAATTTACCTATTGTATCTGCTACCCAGACAACAAGAAGTGGTTTTGTATCAACTGATATTGGACTTGAAGATACATCTGAATCATTTGGATTACCTGCAACAGCAGACTTTATGTTTGCTCTTATCTCGACAGAGGAAATGGACGAGTTAAATCAGATATCTGTAAAACAATTGAAAAACAGATATAATGACCCTACTGTAAATAAGAGATTTGTATTAGGAATTGATAGGTCTAAAATGAAACTATATGATGTAGAACTTAATGCTCAAGATTTATCTGATAGTGGTCAAGATAATGAAATACCCATATTTGATAAGTCAAATAGTGGAGGCAAATATGCGAAATTCCAAGACATCAAAGTTTAAAAAAAGATACTATGTTGGTGTTGATGATACTAATTTAAAGTATCCTTTTGTTGCAATTGATAAGAAAACAGACAACATTATATGGAATTTTGAGTTTCAAGAGGACGCTGAATTATGGTGTCACAAACAAAATCACGAACCTACGTTCGGAACTGGTGAAATACCTAAAATGATGCGAATGTATAAAGCATAAATACTTTCAAGATTATATTATAATAAATGGGAGCTATTGATGTCTATTAGACAATATGTACAACAAGTCAAAAAAACAGTCACAACTACACCTATTCTAGAAAAACTAGATATTGTTGAAGAGATTATTTCAGAGGAAGTACTTCCTAAAGGAGTATTTGCTGGATTACCTTATGAAAAATCTGAAAAACTAACAACTTCAACAAGAGATGTTTATATTGCTCGTTCTGGTGATAGAGAAAACGACAGAGACGAGATACTTCGAAACCTTAAACAACAAGGTATCAAATCTGCTTTAGGTACAAGTTCATCATCAGTCGACCCAATTGATGGCACAATTGGATTTAGAAAATTCCGTATTTTTGTCAAACCAAAATCAGGTGGTATGCAAGAAACAACTTTAAACTCAAGTATCACAGAGTTATTCCCATGTATTGCATTTGAAAAGAAATACAAACCTTCCAATCCAACAGACTTTCATAAATTTTTATTAGATGTAGATGTTAAATCTTTAAAATGTGTTCATGCAAAAGATGTTGTGGCTGCACAAGAAACTATAAACAAAGCAGATACATCATCTAAGTTTGATGAAAAAATGAAAAATGCAATTGGAATATTAGGATATTTAAATCAAGAAAACAAAAACAAAAAAATTAAAGATGTCTATTGGGGTTATAGGTCAAGTTCAAAACCACCCGGTGTGCCAGGCAATCATCCAGGTGACATGTTTATTGAATATTTTGATAAACAAATGTTAGGTGTCAGTTTAAAAGCAGGTGGAAAGAAAACATCTGAACCACAATTAAATACCTATGTTGGAAGAGTATTTGATGTATTTAAAGATAGAACTTATGGAAAATTAATTCAACAAGCACACAAAGAAGTTTACTCAAAGATACCAGGCATATCAGATGCAAAATCTTTTATACGAGATAAAAAAACAAAATTAATATTAAAAGATTTTGATAGAAAAAATAATGCAAAATACGAACAGTATTATAATCAGTATCTAGAAATTATGAGAAAAGGATTAGTTAATTTATTTAATAAAAACAAACAAGGTTCGATTAACTATATTAAATCTGAAATTTTAAGAGATGCACCAGATGTTCCTACAATTGTTATTAAAGCAGTTGGTAGTAGTTATGAAGAAGTAACTGATAAAGATGCTATAGGTGTGTTCTTACCACAAGTTAAATTTATTAAAGCATATGCTGGAAAGTCAAAACAAAGTTGGTTTATTGAGTTGACATCTGGCCCAGATTCACTTAAAATGAACATGTCAGTAAGAACAAATAAATCAGGTCATGCTGGAATGAAAAAGTTAGGACAGTTTAGTCTTGCAGTTAAATACAACGGATTGGCAAAATGATGAAGTTTACAGATTTACAAGAAAACAAAGCAGGTAAGAATCTTCATCTAGAACATTTAGAAGATGAGATTATTAATTTTGGTGTTGATGGTGGAAGAGCTGCAATTAATTTCTTGCGTTCATTAAGAGATATGTTGGCAGGTAATAGTCGTTCATCTGTTAATATGACTGTTAAGTGGGATGGCGCTCCAGCTATCTTTGCAGGTATTGACCCAGAGGATGGTAAGTTTTTTGTTGCAAAGAAATCAGTTTTTAATGTTAATCCAAAATTATATAAAACAAATGCAGAGATAGATGCCGATTTATCTGGCGAATTAAATGCAAAGTTTAAAGTTGCATTAAAAGAATTTTCAAAACTTGGTATTAAGAATGTACTTCAGGGTGACCTTATGTTTACAGATGATTTAGAAACAGATACAATCGATGGTGAAAAGTTTATTACATTTCAACCCAATACTATTGTTTATGCTGTACCTGTCGATTCTGATTTTGCAAAGACTATAAAAAAAGCAAAAGTTGGTATTGTCTGGCATACAACATACACAGGAAAAACTTTACAGGGTATGAAAGCTTCCTTTGGTGCTGACATTAGTAAGTTGACTAAAGTATCAAGCGTTTGGCAAGATGATGCGACATACAAAGATGTATCAGGTAAGGCAACAATGAATTCCAAAGAAACAGATGCCGTTACATCTTCACTATCATTAGTTGGAAAGACATTTCAAAAGATTAATGCCACTATGTTGAAGAAGTTTCTTAAATTACAAGAATCTATGACAGGTCAAATTGCAGGTGCATCATGGAAAACATATACAAATAGTAAAGTTCGTAGAGGACAAAAGATAACAAATCCTAATAAACATGCATCAGAATATGTTGGGTGGGTAGAAGATTCTATACAAAAACAGATAGATAAAGTCAAATCACCTGCAGGTAAGAAGAAATATGAGAATATGCAGAAACAATATAGTATTGAAATGAAAAAACACGTTAAAAATCTAGTTGAATTGGTAAAGTATCAAAACTTCTTAATTGATGCAAAGATGCAAATCGTCAGGAAACTAAATAGTGTTAAACAATTAACAGATACGTTTATTCGAACAAATAATGGTTATAAAGTGGTAAACCCAGAGGGTTATGTTGCAATAGATAGAGTATCTGGTAATGCTGTAAAACTAGTTGATAGAATGGAATTTTCTTTCAATAACTTCACAGCAGTAAAGGCATGGGATAGATGAAAACATTTAAAGACTTAGTTTCGACAATCAAAGAACTACGAGTTATATCAGTCGCACAAAGAAGAAAGATTGGTAGAAGAATGGCTCGTCTAGCCAAAACATCAGCATTTAAAGCCAAAAAAGAGAGAGCAATGAAAAAGATTGCTTCGCCTATGAAACAAAGAATCAAGGCAAACAAAATGGCAAAGAAACTTATCATCAAAAAATTTTACAAAAACTATGATAATATGTCACCAATGCAACGAATGAAAACTGACCAATTAATTAAATCAAAATACGGAGCTGCGATTGATAAGATTGCAAAGAGAAGTTTAATCAAAGTTAAAAAGGGTGAGATAGAAAAAGTTAAAAAAGCAAGGCAGGCTAATAAAGATGATTAAAAAATTTAATGTATTTGAAGCACCAGGTAAAAATGTAGTGTTTGCATTTGGTAGATTTAATCCACCAACAACTGGTCATGAAAAATTAATTGATAAGACTAAACAAGTTGCAGGTTCAGACGAATATAGAATCTATCCAAGTTTTTCACAAAATCCAATGAAAGACCCACTTCCTCATGCATTGAAAATTGCATATATGAGAAAGATGTTTTCTAAACACAAAAGAGCAATTATCGCTGACAAGACTGCTATAACAGCAATTAATATTGCAGTTAAATTATATGACCAAGGGTTTACAAATTTAACAATGGTTGCAGGTTCAGATAGAGTAAAAGAGTTTAGTACATTATTAAAAAAGTATAATGGTGTTGAAGGGAAACGACA